ACAAGATACAACTTCAAAACGCTTACAACCCGCCCATCAAACACATTTAATGGGTTAAATTATGCCGCACTTAATAAAGAAAATGGGTGTAGAAAAGCATTTATCCCACGCAATTCTTCACTTGTTGAATGCGATATTAGTGCTTACCATCCTACTCTTTTATCTCAGCTGGTTGGTTACGATTTTGGTGATGAGGACATTTATAGCCATTTTGCAAAAGTTTATAGACTTGATAGACAGGAGGCTAAAAAATTAACTCTACAACAATTGTACGGGGGAATCCTACCTCAATACCAAAACCTTGAATTTTTTAAAAAAGTCCAAATTTATATAGACAATCTTTGGGACACTCTTCAGCATAGTGGTTACATTGAATGTCCTGTATCAGGTTTTAAATTCTATAGAGATAAGCTAGAGAATACAAACCCACAAAAACTCTTAAATTATTTAATTCAAAATTTGGAGACCTCAAATAATATTAATATATTATGGGAAATATTTTCTTTATTACGAGGGAAAAACACTAAAATAATATTGTATACCTATGATTCTTTTCTTTTTGATTATGACGAAAATGAAAGGGAAACTTTAAAAAATATTATTAACATATTTAAAATTAAACATCTACCTATAAAAATTAAACATGGAGTTACCTACGACTTTTGAGTTGCCGTACGATATTTATAACACAGATAATCTGTTAAATATTGGCGACTTGAATAATAAGTTATTTTGCACTTTCACTACTTTAGATTTAATGGAAGACCTAGTTAGGGATCTTTCTTATAAATACTCTATAATGTACAATAAAATCTTTGTCCTTCAGGTTAAGGATAATGATGAATACGTAATTACATATAATATAGACCACGGGAATATTTCAGAAATTCCTTTTAATACCATTCTGGTCCATAGAAAAAAGGACACTAATACCTTATACACTATTAATGCCCTAAATGAACTCATTAAAAGTTTAAATGGGGGAGTAGTAGATACCAATTATAAAATTAATTGGCAACACTATAAAAATACTATTTTATTAACTCAACATAATGAGTTAAAACAGCTTAAAACTAAGATCTACCAGATTATTGAGTTGTAAAGAAAAAATTTATTTTAATTTGTCTATTTTAAAAAGGTTTTGTATATTTCGTTATAAATTAATTAGTTACACTTATGGATTTAAACTTCATTAAACAAAAAATGGCCACCATGCAAAAAACCAGCGAAGGTGGTAAAGGAAGTAATAAAGATCTATTTTGGAAACCTCCTGTAGGTAAATCCCAAATTAGAATTGTTCCTTCTAAATTTGACCAAAACAATCCCTTTAAAGAATTGTTTTTCTATTATGGCATTGATAAGCCTGTAATGATTTCACCTACTAATTTTGGTGAAAAAGACCCTATTGTTGAATTTGTTAAGCAACTTAGAGGTACCTCTGATAAAGACAACTGGCGCCTAGCTAAAAAACTTGACCCTAAAATGAGAGTATTTGCTCCTGTAATTGTTAGAGGTGAAGAAGATAAAGGTGTTCGTTTGTGGCAATTTGGCAAAGAAATGTACATGGAACTACTTTCAATTGCTGATGATGAGGATTACGGTGATTACACTGATATGGTTGAAGGTCGTGATTTTACAGTAGATACTGTAGGCCCTGAAGTTACAGGTACCAATTACAATAAATCTTCTCTTCGTATTAAGCCCAAGCAAACCGCTCTTTCAGAAGACAAAAACTTGGTTAAAACCTGGCTTGAAGAACAACCCAATCCTTCTGAGTTGTTTAAAAAGTATACATTTGACGAAATGAAAGCATCTCTTCAAAAATACTTGACTCCTGAATCATCTGAAGGTGATATTATTGATGATGAGAAAGAGCCTGAAGTAGAAGAAGCACCAAAAACTAATTACAGTCTTAATACCTCTACTACTAATGTAAAGCAAAGTAAGGCTGATAAATTTGACTCACTATTTGAAGAAGAATCTGACGACGATCTACCCTTCTAATCATGGCAAGACCTAAAAAAAGTGAATCACTAACTTCAGCGGTTTCAGCTGAAATTAGAGCCCATTTTAGCATTGATAAATTTAAGGATAAAAAAGGCTTAAGTGGCAATGTTAAATTCAAACCTCAGAAATGGGTACCACTTTCTGATGCATTTCAAGATGTGACATCTGTACCAGGCATTCCAACTGGTCAGATTGTCCTCTTGAGAGGCCACTCGGATACAGGTAAAACTACTGCCCTTATTGAAGCAGCTGTAAACGCCCAAAAAGTAGGTGTTCTTCCTGTTCTTATAGTTACCGAAATGAAATGGAACTGGGAGCATGCTATCCAAATGGGGATGCAAGTTGATGAAATATGGGACGAAACTACTGGAGAATTAGTAAATTATAAAGGATTTTTCCTTTATGTAGACCGTGAAACACTTCATACAATTGAAGATGTTGCAGCATTTATTCTTGATTTATTAGACGAACAGAAAAAAGGTAACCTACCTTATGATTTAATGTTCCTATGGGATTCAATTGGATCAGTACCATGTGAATTGTCTGTACGTTCTAATAAAAATAATAATGAATGGAACGCCGGAGCCATGTCTACTCAATTTGGAAACAATATTAACCAGTTAATAACGCTATCTAGAAAAGAATCATCACCATATACCAACACATTAGTATGTGTTAATAAAGTATGGACTGCAAAAGCAGAAGTACCTATGGGTCAACCAAAGTTGATGAATAAAGGTGGATTTGCAATGTGGTTTGATGCTGCGTTTGTTATTACTTTTGGTAATGTTTCAAATGCTGGTACCTCTAAGATTAAAGCAATCAAAGATGGTAAACAAGTAGAATTTGCTAAACGCACCAAAATCCAGATTGATAAAAATCACATTAATGGCATTACCACAAAAGGTAGTATTATTATGACACCTCATGGTTTTATCAATGATGATGAAAAAGAGTTAAAGACATATAAAGATGCTCATTCAAAAGAATGGAGTGCTATACTTGGTGGTCTTGATTTTGATATCATAGAAGAAAACGATATAGAATCAGATACTACTGAATACAGTAAGGAACCAGAATAAAAATGGATAATAAAGACTTATTAAAACTTCTCAACAATGTAGTTGAGGAGAATGATACCGAATCCCTTAACAAGCATGATAGAGTTCTTTTAATAGATGGGTTAAATTTATTTTTTAGAAATTTTGCTATGATGAACTTTGTAAATGAAGAAGGAGTTCACGTAGGGGGTTTAGGGGGTTTTCTTAGGTCTTTAGGAACATTGATTAATCAAATTAATCCTACTTCTGTTTATGTTGTGTTTGATGGAGAAGGTTCTACGGTAAATCGTAAAAACCTTCTCCCCGAATACAAATCTAATAGAAATATAACCCGAATTACTAATTGGTCTATCTTTAATTCTTTAGAAGAAGAACATGAAGCTAAAATTGATCAAATAGTAAGATTAATCCATTACCTTAAATGCATCCCAGTAAAAACAGTAGCTTTAGATAAAGTAGAAGCAGATGATATTATAGCTCATCTTTCTAAAAAATTATCTACTGAATACAACTCAAAAGTATTTATAGTTTCTAGTGATAAAGATTTTGTCCAACTTATAAATAAAAATATTGTTGTATATCGTCCTATTGAAAAAGATTATTATACTGAAGATACTGTTAAAGAAAAATTTGGCATCCCTGCTTCAAATTTTATCTTGTATAAAGTATTACTTGGAGATAGTTCTGATAGAGTTAAAGGGATTAAAGGTTTGGGTGAAAAGACTATATTAAAAAAATTCCCTGAATTAGTTGAAAAAACTTTATCTTTAGAGGATATTTTTACTATTAGTGAGGGGAAAATCAAAGATCATGTCGTATATTCAAGGGTAATATTTGATAAAAATTCTCTAAAAACATCTTATAGAATTATGAATCTTCATAACCCTATGCTAGATGACGTAGAAAAAGAATATTTAAATAATTTAATTGAATCTTCTACACCTGAGTTAAATGCTAAAACATTTTTAAAATTCTATCATGAAGATGGATTAAAGCATTTAATCAAAAATGTAGAGTATTGGATTAATAATAGTTTTAAAGAAATAATCAGTTACAGTAAATAGTTATATGACATTAAACACACTCCATTCTTACGGACCAGGATTTCAAATTAAGGTTTTAGCTTCATTATTAAACCACAAAGAGTTTTTAATTAACATTCACGATATTTTAAGTGAAGAATATTTTGATAATCAAGCTCATAAATGGGTTGTTAAAGAAATTTTAAAATACTATGATAAGTACCACACAACTCCTACTATGGAGGTACTTAAAGTAGAACTTAAAAAAGTACAAAATGAAGTTCTACAAATTAGTATTAAAGAACAGTTAAAAGAAGCTTATAAATCATCTAATGATGATTTGATTTACATTGAAGAAGAATTTTCTAATTTTTGTAAAAACCAACAACTTAAAAAAGCTTTATTAACTAGTGTTGACCTTCTTCAAGCAGGCGATTATGACTCTATTAGATACATGATTGACAATGCTTTGAAAGCAGGTCAAGATAAAAATTTAGGTCACGAATATAGTAAAGATATTGAAACACGTTATCGTGAAGAACATCGAGTTACTATTCCAACACCTTGGGGTGAATTTAATGAATTACTACAAGGTGGTTTAGGCGGAGGTGATTTCGGTCTTATATTTGGTAATCCTGGTGGTGGTAAATCTTGGGCATTGGTTGCTTTGGGGGGTCATGCCGTTAAATTAGGATTTAACGTAATCCACTACACTCTTGAATTAGGTGAAGATTATGTTGGACGCAGATATGACGCCTACTTCAGTAATATCCCAGTTAATAAAATTACCCAAAATAAAGCTCGCGTCCAAGAAATCATCCCTAACATCCCAGGTCAATTAATCATCAAAGAATATTCACCAGGTAAAGCATCCGTATCTACTCTTGAATCACACATTCGTAAGTGTATGGATTTAGATTTTAAACCTGATATGGTTATTATTGATTATGTAGATCTATTGCGTAGCAAAAAATTCTCTAAAGAACGTAAAGACGAAATTGATGATATGTATGTAGGCACAAAAGGATTAGCTCGTGAACTTAATCTTCCTATTTGGAGTGTGTCTCAAGTAAACCGCGCCGGTGCTAAAGACGACATCATTGAAGGAGATAAAGCCGCTGGCTCTTATGACAAAATCATGATTACTGATTTTGCTGCCTCTTTGTCTCGCAAAAAAGAAGATAAGGTTAACGGAACAGGTAGATTTCACATTATGAAGAATAGATACGGAATGGATGGTATTACATTTGGCGCAAAAGTAGACACATCTACAGGTCATTTTGAAATGACTGCTAATAGTGATTTCGATTCTCCTTCTCAACCTACTCCTTCTCCTAGTTTTGACTCTTTAACCTCTTCAGATAGAGAAAAATTAAATAATTTCTTATTAAACTCTTTTTAATTTATACATGGCAAAGAAATCAAATCTGTTGCATGAAAGGATTATCTATAAACCTTTCGAATACCCCCAAGCTTACGAATATTGGCTTAACCAACAACAAGCGCATTGGTTGCATACTGAAGTTCCTATGATGTCTGATCTAAACGATTGGAATGCTAATCTAAACGAATCAGAAAAAAACATCATCGGTTCAATTCTAAAAGGATTTGCTCAAACAGAAACTATTGTAAACGACTACTGGAGTGGATTGGTTACTAAATGGTTCCGTAAGCCCGAAATAATTATGATGGCGACCACATTTGGTGCTTTCGAAACAATTCACGCTGAAGCTTATTCTCTACTCAATGAAACACTTGGCCTTGATAATTTCTCAGAGTTTCTCGAAGATGAGTCAACTATGGCTAAGATTGAAAATCTTATGGTGGTTAGGGATAGCTTCAATGGTGAGAAAGACCTCCATGAGATTGCTAAAAGTCTTGCCATCTTCTCAGCTTTCACAGAAGGTGTTAACCTATTCTCTTCGTTTGCTGTTTTACTGTCATTTAAATTACGTAACAAACTTAAAGGAGTTGGACAAATTGTAGAATGGTCTATCCGAGATGAGTCAATGCACTCAGAAGCAGGTTGCTGGTTATTCAGAACACTACTTCAAGAAAATCCTCACCTCAAAACCAAAGAACTAGAAGCAGCAATCAACGAAGCAGCTTTGTTGTCTCTTAAACTTGAACTTGACTTTATTGACAAGGTTTACGAACTTGGTGACCTAGAAGGATGTTCAAAGTACGACATGCAAAACTTTATCAAAAACCGAGTTAATACTAAATTAGGCGATTTGGGTTACAATCCAATCGTTACCGATATTGACATGACTGCTGTTGAACGTATGAAATGGTTCGATGCACTTTCAGGAGGTAAACAACACACTGACTTTTTCGCAAACCGAGTAACAAATTACTCTAAAGGACATATGCAATGGGACGAATCAATTTTTTAATTTGAAAAACAAACTATGAAAAAACTATTATTTCTTGGCGTTTTAGTAACAAGTTTAGTTGCAAATGCTTCACATCTTCTTGGAGGTTTTATTCAAGCTTCCCAACGTGGATTCTCTGATACAGTAGATATTGCAGTTATCCTATTCAGTGATCCTCAAGGAATTCCAGGTCCAAGTTCTATTACGCTAAACGATCTAGTTAAGACCAACGGATTTTATCAAAACTCAAGCACTATTGCGCTAACTCAGCAATCAACTGGAAGCTGGCAAGGGATAATTACTACTGTATATTCGAGCATTGCTATACTACCTTCAGGTGAACACCGCTTAATCTACACCAATTGCTGTAGAGGAATACTTACAAACGCTTCATCTGCTATGAATAGTAACTTTACTATTGCTCTAGACTACAGTAAGAAAGCACTAGGAACTGTCCCTAACTCAGCACCAGTTGTACTTAGCTACCTTCCTGTAAAGTGGATTAACGGGGTAACTTCCCAGTCAATGTTATTTGCTTTTGATCCCGATGGGGATTCAATTACGGTAGAGAAAGATGATGCGATTAATCAGCACGCTAATAACACTTTTGTACCGTTAGCACCTTTCAACCAACTTACTAGTTACGGATCTTACAGTGTAGATCCTACCGGGCTAATCAAATGGAAGCCTAATACACTAGGACAGTTTGGGACAGGCTTTAAAATCACCGAATACAGAAACGGTCAATTAATCGGTGTAAACCGCATCCAGCAAGTATTCCAGGTTGAGAATGGAAGTACTCCTCAAATTGTAGCTCCGTTTAATATGTCCCTTAACGCCGACAGTACAGTTACCATTACTCACGATCTGGTAAATGGAGATTCTACCTACGTAGGTTTTACAGGTAGTAACTATCTAAATGCTCAACTAGTGATTTTAGGAACTACTATTACTAAGGTAGCCGGTACAACCTGGTCTATTACTAACCTAAACACTGCAGGTATATATAAAGGTTATCTTCGTATTTATAGCCTAAATTCAAATATAGATCTCCCAATAAGTCTTGTTATAAATTCAACAATTGGTATTGAAGAATTAACTGTAACACCTACTTATGAAGTTTTTGATTGGTATGGTCGTTCTTTAGGTAAAAACATAATGTGGTCTGAACTTAAAGGTTTGTATGTAGTTAAATATAGTAATGGTAAAATTAAAAAAATTTACGTAAATGGACAATAATTTAGTAGCTGATTTTACAACTTGGGAACGTGGTAAAGATTATCCCGAATATTTTGATGAGGTATCACTTTCAACAATTTCAAAAGGATATCTAATACCAGGTGAAACCCCTAAAAAAGCTTACAGACGAGTTGCCCATGCAGTTGCAATGCGTCTAAATAGACCTGATTTAGAAAATAAATTTTTTAAATACATTTGGAATGGATGGATTGGACTTGCAAGCCCTGTTCTCTCTAATACTGGTACTGATCGTGGTTTGCCTATTAGCTGCTTTGGAATTGACACTCCAGATAGTATTAGAGGTATTGGCCTTACTAACGCAGAACTTATGCGTCTTACTTCGTACGGTGGTGGTGTGGGAATTTCCCTTAGCCGAATTAGAGGAAGAGGAGCAAACATTACAGGAAACGGAAGATCAGAAGGAGTAGTACCTTGGGCTAAAATTTATGACTCAACTATTATTGCAACTAACCAAGGTTCAGTACGTAGAGGAGCAGCATCAGTAAACCTAGATATCAGCCACCCTGACATTAAAGAATTCTTACAAATTCGCAGACCAAAAGGTGACCCAAACCGTCAATGTCTCAACCTACACCAGTGTGTAGTTGTTGATGATGCGTTTATGAAGCGCTTAAATGATCGCGACAGCGAGGCCATGTCATTGTGGCTTGAGATACTTAAATCACGTGTAGAAACGGGTGAACCATATGTTATGTTTAAGGATAATATCAATAAAGATAATCCTTTAGCATACAGAATGAACAACTTGAATGTGTCAATGACTAACATCTGTACTGAAATTACACTTCATACAGACGAAGAACACTCATTCATTTGTTGCTTGTCTTCACTTAACTTAGCTAAGTATGATGAATGGAAAAATACAGATGTTGTAGAAACAGCCATTTATTTCCTTGATGGTGTAATGGAAGAATTCATCCAGAAAACAAACGGTAAAGAATCTATGATTCGCTCACACCGTCACGCTAAAAAAGGACGTGCACTTGGATTAGGTGTAATGGGTTGGCACACATTCTTACAACAAAAGAATTTACCATTTAACTCAATTGCCTCAACAGCTTGGACACACACTATCTTCAGCCAAATTAAAACACAAGCCGAAGCCGCTTCTCGTAAAATGGCAATGGAATATGGTGAACCACTTTGGTGTAAAGGTACAGGTATGAGAAATACCCACTTGCTAGCAATCGCACCTACAGTCTCTAACTCACGTATTAGCAACTGTTCAGCCGGTATTGAACCTCAACCAGCAAACGTTTACGTATTTAACGGAGCTAAAGGAACATTCATCGTTAAAAACCCTGAACTAGAAAAAGTACTGGAAGCAAAAGGACATAACGTAAGTAAAGTTTGGGATCAAATCATGGCTGATAATGGCTCAGTCCAAAATATATCTAATGATATCTTAAGCGAAGAGGAAAAAGAAATATTCTTAACATTCCCCGAAATCAATCAGTTAGGTTTAATACAACAAGCAGCTGCTCGTCAACGCTATATTGACCAAACTCAATCGCTAAACGTATCATTTGACCCAACAGATTCACCAAAATGGATTAATCAAGTTCACATGGAGGCGTGGAAGCTTGGAATTAAAACACTCTATTACTTGCGTACTGATTCAGTAATTAAAGGAGATTTAGGTTCTCGCACAGTAGATTGCGTTTCTTGCGATGGGTAGTGGACTTTTAATAATTTCCACTATATGTATAATTATAATAAAAAATTAAAATGATGAAATTTTTAAAAAATTTTTGGAACTGGTTACTAGGTCAAACTACAATTGATGAAAAAATTGAAGCTAAAGTAATTGAAGCTAAAGAAGAGATAGCTGAAGCTAAAGAAGTAATTAAAGAAGCTACTAAAAAAATAGTAGAAGAAGCTCAAGATGTAGTAGCTGTAGTAGAACCTAAGAAAAAAAGATACTATAAGCCTAAGGCTAAAAAACAATAATTTTTAGTTAAAAATATTTTTAAGAAGGAGAGCATTTACTGCTCTCTTTCTGTATTTATAATCAAATGAGACTGTTTTTACTTTTACTTCTCATACCATTTGCCAGCTCAGGTCAAATTAGAATTGACAAAGCAGGAGATGGTTGGGATTTAAAAATAGACTCAGCTTTAGCTGTTATAAAACAGACCAACCCGCAAAAACACCAGTTATTGGATAGTGTTTGTCAGGAGGTTAGTTTTTGGATAAGTAATTTTTCTTCTAATGAATTAGTAGGAAAAACAGGTAGGATTTATGTGTCAACTAAAGATGTAAAACTAGGAATCAATAACCTAGCTTGTGTTTTGATTCATGAATCCCTTCATTTATACTTCCTACGTAAGGGGGTAAAAATGACCCCTGCTGAAGAAGAAAATTATTGTTATCGATATGAATTAGAATTTATAGAAAAACTAACAAACCCTGAACCTTGGCTTAAAGAAAACGCCTTAAAACACATCCAATGAAAAAATTCCTTTCAATTTTAGCTTTACTATTTACAGTAGTAACTTTTGGTCAAACTTTACCTGCTCCAAGTAATGGTCATTGGGTAATTTTAGATACTTCTTATACTGTAGGTACTACAACTACAGGTACAACTGAAGCAGATTTATACTATGCTAACCAAAATGGTAAAAAAATTACAGGTTTGCAATTTAGAGTATGGTATGATAAGATAGCTTTTAATGGAGCTGCTCCTGTAGTAGCTTTAAAATATAGCGCTACAGACCAATACATGCAATATGTAGTAAACCAAACAGAAGGCAATATTACAGTTACTTTAGTTTACACGGGCACCAATACTAATTTTAGCTATGCTAATGGTGCTGCTGTAGGTATTACTTTTACTCACGCTGCTCCTGCTACTTGGAACACCTTAGATAGTATCCAAGACTTAAAAATTTCAGGTACTACTACATTTAATAACTTAGCTGCTACTAATTTAGGAAACGATACTACCTTAACTCTTTATAGCTATGGTGGTGAATTTATTCAACGTGCTTTTACTTTTAGTGGTAAATTTAAAACCCCAGCAGGTGACCCAGCTAAAAACTTATGGTTAGCTTTAGAGAAAAAACCTAAAACAGGTTCAACTTGGACAACTGTAGAAACAGCTAAAACAAACACAGCTGGTAGATTTAGCTTTACCCAAACATTAGATACTACTTACTGGCATGCTCGTATCAAAGTTCAAGGCGATACAATGTCAATTGGTAATGTAATCTCAACAGCAGACGCCCAAAGAATAAATCAAACTGTATTAGGTCAATACACTCCAACTGGGTTTGATTTTTACACAATGGATGTGAATGGTTCTAATTCAGTTACTATTACAGATGCTTATGCTGTGTTTGGTAAATTAGCTGGTAATTTTGCTACTTGGCCTAATAATGTACCTAACATCTTATTCTTTACAGAGACACAATATGCCTCAATCAATGGTTCAGCTACATCTCAAGCTTCAACAATCCCAGGTGTT